CAGGAACAAGGTTCTCGTCGGCTACAAGGGTGGCAGCTACCTCGAGACCGGCTACGTCTACGCTCCGTACGTCCCGCTCATCGTCACCCCGACGATCTTCGCTCCCGAGGATTTCACTCCTCGTAAGGGCGTCATGACTCGCTACGGTAAGAAGATGGTTCGCGCCGACTTCTACGGTACGGTCACGTGTCTTGACATGAACATAATATAGTTGAATGTAATCTAAATCTTACGGTTTAGATTCAACTATATGGATGGCGCCCCCTAAAAAGGGCGCCATCTTGTTTTGTAATTGAACAGATCTAATAGAATAGTTATCATGCAAGGGCAAAATGACTTGAAATGTCTTGAATGTGATTCTAGTTTTCTCAATGGTAAATCTCTCTCAAATCATATTAAGACATGTCACAGCATGAAGGGAGAAGATTACACTGTCAAGCACATGCACACAGGCCAGAGACCCCTTTGCCTATCATGCGGATCTCAAACAAGGTACTCGTCATTCAAATTCAAGAAATACTGCAAATCATGCTCCTCGATTGCAATGAGAGAAGGCGGATCGAAAGGTGGAAAAGCAGAGGCCTGGAACAAAGGCAAGACTTCTGGCTGTGACCTGCGCATAAAGCAGATTGCAGACAAGATGAGAGGATCTGGAAATCCCTTCTTTGGAAGGACACATGATGATCTAGCTCGAACAAAGATTAGCATATCAAAGCGGCTCATGGGTGAGACAATTGAGTCTCGAGTTTTGTCTCGATCTTCTGATTTTGAGCTTATCACTCCTATCGAAGAATATGTGAGCAGACAGCACCAATATCTTGAATTTAGATGCAAGAAGTGCGGAGACATACAGCAAAAAACCTTGCAAGCCTTTGAAAGAGGCTCACTTTGTGAAAAGTGCCACCCACTATCAACATCACAGTGGCAACTTGAAGTCGAAGAATTTGTTACTTCTCTAGGATTTAACGTCGAGAGAGGAAACAGAAAGACCATTTTCCCAAAAGAAATTGACATCTTCGTTCCAGGCAAACGCTTTGGAATTGAATGTCATGGCCTTTACTTTCACTCAGAGGCAAAGGATGGATGCGATCCGAAGTTGCATGCAACAAAGGCAGCGCTTGCTGAGAATGCCGGAGTTCGACTACTGCAAATATTTCAGGATGAGTGGAGAGACAGGAATTACATTGTCAAAGAGATGATTCGAAGTCGGCTTGGGATCGCTGATAGAAAGATCGGTGCTAGAAAGTGTAAACTGGTCCAGATTAATGCAAAAACACAGCGTCAATTCTTTGAATCTTCTCATCTGGCAGGATATGCACCAGCTCAGAGTGCATGGGCTCTTGAATATAAAGGTGAAATTTTGTCATGTCTCTCTGTCAGAGTTCCGAGACAGGAAAAGTGGAGAGACAGGTTAGAGATTTCAAGGTATGCAACGACACCGGGTGTGATTGTTGTAGGCGGTCTATCAAGACTGGCAAGTGCAGCCCTAGCGCATGCAATTGAGTCAGGGCTATCTGGTCTAATGACATATGTCGATAGACGGGTTGGATTTGGCACGGGATATCTCTCATGCGGGTTTGAAGAGGTCGGGCAGACCGGTCATGATTACTGGTATACAGACATGAGATCTCGATTTGACAGATTCAAATTTAGAGCTTCTGGCGGAATTTCTGAGAGAGAAATCGCATCAAAATCAGGTGTGTTCAGAATCTGGGGAGCCGGTTCCAAGATTTTAACACTTTCACGATAGTTATCTAAAAAGAGTGAGACAATAATGGGTGGAAACTTTCGTTGCGAGATTGATGGTAAATTGATATCTGGTCGCACCCTAAGAGTCTCCAGGAGTAGTGCAAGAGCTGGATTTACAGAAGATGTAAAAGCCATGCTTAGTGGCCTAAACGATATGTTTGAAAAAGAAAACGGCATGTTTTTGTGGCCTGAACTTTCTGGCAACATAGATGAGTTACTGATCTTTGGTGGATCAACAGAGCACGTCTTTGACACTAGCATCACAGATGATGAATTTAATAAATACAAGGGCTCCTTTAGTGACATTGACATCTACGTGCCGCAGGCTGGATCTCGAGGATCAAAGCTTATGCACACAATCAACAAGAACTCAGGGCAGATGATTTCCGGTTCTAAGTTTAAGATTGTCTGTACAAAGATGCACACTGAAGATGGCACAGCTGATTCTCGAGGAACAAACTCAATCTTTCAATACGTGGATGGAAAAGGAGATCCATACGTTCAATTTGACTTTATGCCGCAACCGATTCCTGTCGAAGGCGAAGATGATCGGACTGCTGCTGCGCTGAAGCGCTGGGTGAAACTTAGCCATTCATCTAACTGGAGAGATGTTCAGACAGCTGTTAAAGGAGTCTTTCACAAGTACCTTTTGCAGTCTCTAGTATCTGTTGCGTCTAGAATGTCAACCGGTGTTATTGCAACAGCGAAGTCGCCTGTCTACCCACCAGAAAAGGTAAAAGTCGCAAAAGGATATCAATCTGATCTTTACATGAGATCTTTCTCAGTTGAGAAGGCGCTTGGTCAGACTCGTCTGACTAGACAGAAGTACACTGATCCCCAGACAGGAGAAGAAGTCGAAGCTGAATACGAAGATCAGCCGCTTTACAAGCTCACTGAGCCTGAAAAAAAGAAGTATTCAACTGATGTTGAGGAGATCTTTACAGCGGCCTTTGGATTTGATCCTGACAGCGAAGATCTCGAGAAGACGAGATCATTTGTAGGGCTTCTCGAGATAATGAGAGAGAATCTTCTGCCCACAGATCAAGGTAGAAAATTTTGTGGAAGCGTTTTGAAGTCTTTCATCTACAAGTTAATCGGAGATGCAGGACAGGAGATTAGCACCTACAGCATAATGAAAGATCAGCAACCCAAGGCTGCTGCTATTGCCACCATACGAACGATGGGTTTTGATGATCTTCTGAACGAAGTACTGCCGCAGGAAGAGATGGAATCAATTATTGAGAAATATTATGGAAGATTTGTAGACAAGATGTCCAAGCGCGGATCTCTTGTTAGTGACGAAGAAGAGCTTGCACCGGTTGAGCTTGAAGAAAACGTGCGTCACTTTGTGAGGTTTATTCTCAATGCTTGATATCTCAATTCCACCTGTTTACGATGTTGTAACATCAGCAGCCTCTGCAGAAGAATTCTGTAATCAGTATTTAAAAATTGTTGAGAAGCTCGATGGAACAAAGCTTACGCTTATCAGAAACGGTGAACCCTTTGATAAAGACAACTACCTGAACAACTGGATCATCTCCTACAAAGAGGGCGTTGTTTTTCCCGAGGAATTTGTTGGGATTGCTGGACGCGGCAGAGAAGAGGAAATCAAATATCAGTCTTCTGGTAGAAGTCAGTACTCTTTTATTCATGATCACCTAAAGCGTGTTCATACGAATACTGCGGACTTTCCAACAGACTATGAGTTCTTTGTTGAGTTTATACAGCGTAAGCCGACAATTTCAAGAAGCTATGAGAAGACAGGCGGCCTATACCTAACGGGATTTGGCCCGACTGTCTTTTCTCTCAAGGGCGCAAGAGTTACGTCTCTTGCAGAATTTGAGAATGATGCTGATAAATTTGAAGCATTCAGAGATGCTCTCGAACTTTCTGATTACCCAGCTTTGTTTGAAGGGCGCTGGGATTCTGCAGATAGTATTCAAGAAGGAGTCAAATCACCGCAGCTTGCGGCAGTAATTTTACCTAATCTTCCTAAGATTAGTTCACTCATAAGTGTCGGAGCCTGGAAAGATCTCATTGCATTTCTTGCGGGCACCAAAAAGAAGATCGATAATAAAACTGTAAAAATTCCAGGAATACTCTCTAAATTTATTTCAACACTAGGGGGTGAAGCTGAGGGTATTGTTATTACACCGTTAGCAGATCCCGAAACTGGACAGACAACGAAGTACACAGGCAAGTTGTTTAAAGTCACTCACCCGGAACAACACTCACAAGCTGTAAGGGCACAGACAAAGCAGGCAGAATTTGGAGAAGGCTCCAAAGAAGAAGAAGCAAGATACCACGGCGCTATTTCAAGATTTGTGAGACAAAAGATCGAAGAAGATGACCTAGATGATGAGTCGCTTCCCACTCTTCTTGCAAAAATATCAGAGATTGCATTTTCAATGACGCTTGAAGATTTTGCAGATTTAGGTGTCATTGGAAGAGATGAAGATGGAAATCCTGCTTCCAGGAAGACCTTAATTACTATGCAGGAAGATCTAATTTCATCAGCAAGAAACGTTGCTGGCAAAAGAGCTTCTGCTGGAATCGGTCGATCGGGTGATATTGTCAAAATTGGTGTAGTGCCAATGGCAGTCAAACCTGTGCACAGAGGCCACTGGTCTGTCATCGAGCAGGCTGCAAAAGAAAATGAAAAAGTTTTTCTAATCGTGTCAGCAAAATCAAGAGAGAGTGGGGGCTTTGAGATTTCTGGATCGGACATGATAAAGATCTGGAAAAGATATCTTGAGCCAATTCTTCCTTCAAATGTTGATATTAGCTATAGCGGAGAGCCTGTCGGAGACACAAGAGGCGCTGTTAGGGCATACTCAAACGATCCTGAAGTCTTCTTCACTCTGTATGCAGGCGAAGATGACAAAGAAAGATTTAGCGATGAAAAACTTGCAAATGATTACCCGGTTCAATTTGCAGAAGGGCGGGTTAAGTCCGAGACTGTTAAGAATGTGGATTTAGTGCCGGGAGTTAGAATAAAAGGCACATACATGAGAGAGCTCCTTTCTCAAGGATCAAAAGAGGAATTTGAATTACTTCTTCCTGATGATCTCTCTACAGAAGCAAAGGATTCAATCTGGAAAATACTGTACAAAACAGGCAAAATTTCAGAGTCTTCCATAAGATATTTCATAAGAGAGAGTCTAAGATTTTTCTGAGCTAGATACATAATCTTAAGCCCAATCCAGTGAACACCTGGCACCGACGGGGGATTGGAAGCATTCGGAGCAAAAGGAGGTTCACATGCCAAAGATTACGTACGATTCAGCAAAGGGACTAGTTCAGGAGACAGGATCTGGTGTTACTTTTAACTCAGATTCCATCACATTTTCATCCATGCCAAAGTCAGACGTGCAGGCCGTCACGACAAGTTCAACTGTAACAGCAGCAGGTGTTTATACAATTTCAGGATCAACCGGAACAGGCATTCTAACAGTTGTGATGCCGCTTGCATCTGCTGTTCCTGGCGCACAATTTGTTTTCAGGACTCTTTCAGCTGATGCTCACATTTTAACCGGATCCCAGGAGACGGCTGGAACAAAGGTGTTTGCTGGAATTCCAGGATCTTCTGTTGCTGGAGTGGCTGCGCAGGGTAGCAGACTTACACTTCCTGGTGTTCTCGGTTCCTCAGCTGCCTTTGTGTCAGATGGCAAGAGCTTTCTAGTTACTGGGCTCTCAGGATCTTGCACAATCGCCGGGCTGTGATCTAGTTTGAGTTTTGAGAAATAACCGGAGAAAATAATGGCAATAGTTCCATTGACTGAGGATCAGGTAGAGAGCCTCAAGCGGTCTCTCGAGAAAGAAAAGGCTTCAAAACAAGCATCTCAAAAGAAGTCTGAGATCGTTTCTCTTCCAGGCCAAGAGGAAAAACAAGATCTTGAACCTCTAAAGAGTGAAGGTGAGGCAAAGACAGATGCAGAAGACGCACCTGTGGCTGAATTATCTGATTCAAATTCTTTCAAGTCCTACAAGAAAAGAAAGTAGAAAAGATACACATCAGGCGCTCTGCTAAGGGCGCCTGATGTGCGTCTGATGCCTATTTATTGATAGATTCAGCGGAAAGAAGATATGTCTACATTTAGCACAACATTAAATCCTACTCCGTTTGCAATTTTTGATTCAAACACTGACTTCCAGGGCGAAGCTGACAAGATGATTACATTTGTCAAGCGTAGGATGGGAGACGACGTGCTGTCTGTTGAGTTGACCAAGAAGATGATCTGGGGAAACTTCGAAGAGGCCACCCTGGAATACGGATCAATACTTAATCAGTACCAGGCAAAATCTCAGCTTCTAACCTATCTGGGATACACCACAGGATCAGGAACCGAGGCAACCAATAAACTACCAAGAGAGAGTCTTGAGTATCTCGGACGCTTTGCAGAGCCTTATGCTACAGAGGCCGGATTGGGAGGCTCATACAACCAATATTCAGGATCTATCTCACTTCAAGCAGGACAGCAAGACTACGACCTGTACAGAGATCTGGTAGATGCAAGTAGCGTACCCTTATTTAGCGGAAGTGACAACTCATCGCCAAGAACAAAGATGAGAATAATGGAAGTCTTCCATTTTAGCCCGCAAGCTGCCTATAGATTTTTTGATACAACATCAGCAATTAATTACCTTAATAACGCATTTTCTTTTGAATCTTTCACTCCTGAGACAATTTTTTATGTCCTACCTGTCTTTGAGGACATACTTCGAGCAGGAATGCTTGATCTGTCAAACAGAGTCAGAAGATCAAACTACTCATACAAGGTCACAGGAACAAACATTAGAATATTTCCTGCTCCTACACAAAATGAGGTCCCAAACAAGCTTTGGGTTCGTGTAAGGTATTTTTCTAATCCTCTTGACCCAGCATACGGAGACGAGACAATAGGCGGTGTTTCAAACATCTCTAACATTCCTTACGGGAATGTCAACTATACAAATGTGAACAGTATAGGAAGACAATGGATCAGGCAATATACGCTAGCTCTTTGCATGGAGCAGCTTGGAATGATTAGAAATAAATTTGGAAATGTTCCGATTCCAGGAGGAACAGTGACGCTTAACGGTGCTGACCTAATTTCAAAAGGCAGAGAGGACAAGACAAATCTAGCGACGAAGCTTAGGGAAATGCTCGATACATTAACTTATGATAAGCTGATTGAGACGGCTGCAGCTCGAGCTGAAAATCTCACAAAGCAGCTTTCTAAGATCCCTATTCCAAATGGAAAAGCAATATTTATGGGGTGATGTAGAAAATGGCTAGACTTTTTATTACACCTAGAGAGATAAACTTCATAAACGACATTGCAAAAGAGATTGTCAAGGACGTCATTGGTCAAAAAATCTACTACTTTTCAATCAACGAAGTCAAGTCGCGGGCTCATGACATCTATGAAGAATCAGCTGATAAAATATTTGAGACTCCCATTGAGCTTGAGTGCCTGGTAAAGTATTCACCGCAAGAGATTGTCACAAACAAGTTTGGTTCTGAAGAATACTACACAGTTGAGTGCTACATTCAGGTCAGAGACCTGATTGACAAGCAGATTGATTTAATGGAAGGGGACTTTTTCACATACGGTGATACATTCTTTGAAATAGTGAAAGCTCCACGAACTGATACTATCTTCGGACAGATCGAACATAAAAGCTATATTACGATTACCGGTAAGCAGTCAAGAAAAGGACAGTTCCTCTCGAAGGTCTTTGGGCCAACATCAGAGTGGTACTCGGACGAAGACGCTGTTCAAAACACTTTTGTCCAGCAGAGGGGCTTCGAAGAAAATCGACTTGGAAAGACAGGAGATATTCGCGCTCTTCAACAGAATGGAGTTCTCGCACAGCCAATCACAGGCCCGGCAGAGGTTTCTGCGAAGGGAGATCCTGATGGAGTTGGGTCATCTTTCTATGATGAGTCTTAATCATGCCACCTAAAGAACAGCTGAAAAAAGGATATGAAGGATTCAATGTCCCAAACAACTTCTCTTTTCCCTCGTGCGGAATTGAGGACGTCGACCGTGCGCTTTTTGAGCTTTTTGATAAGCGCCTCGCTTTTGAGATAAAGGTCAATGAGCAGACAACCAAGGTTCCAGTCGTCTTTGCAGCCGGAGAAAGATTTGCATTAACTCGACGTCAGAAGCCGATTCGAGACAAGAATAACGCGCTTATTCTTCCTCTGATCGCAGTTAAGAGGCAAGCAATCGGATTTAAGACAGATCAAGAGGCAGGCGGTACCGCAATTTCATTTAGACAAAATACAGACTACGTTATAAGAAAGCGACTCGATACGTCAGATCGAGACTATCAAAATGCGCTAAATAAGCTATCGATAAAAAACCAGGACAACGTGACATCCCGAGCGCATTTTCTGAACAACGATGTTTCTCCGGGATATGGCGCAATTCCAGGAACAAAAACGTCAAGAAGGCCTGGCGCAGGTCTTTCTTTTGGCGGAGGCAGAATAGGATTTCCTCTTGAGAACGACATTTCGAATAGCATAGTTGAGGTCATAACAATACCCTATCCTATTTTCATACAGCTCAACTATGAGATCACCTTTTGGACACAATACATGTCGCAGATGAATCAGCTGCTTGAGACACTCCTTGTAAAGACAGACGGACAAGGACGTGAATTTCAGCTTGTGTCTAACAAGGGATTCAAGTTTACTGCAATAATGATGGGCCCAATGAGCTCAGGTGATAACTTTGAGAATTTTTCAGGAACAGAAAGAATTATAAAGTACTCTTTTAACATGAGAGTTCCTGCGTACATTCTTGCCCCTAGACATCCTGGAATTAGCACTCCCTATAGGGTGTTTCACACAGCACCTGAATTTGTCTTCCAGAATTATGAAATCAGACAGCAGGTCGCTTCTCCTCCGTATAGGGTAGGTGCTAACGCTCGAGTAAATGCATTTACTCTAAGCGATGTTGAAACTCTCACGCCTGACGGCGTCCCAAGAACTGATAGATCTGATCTTGAGGTCAAGGCAGTCGATAGATCGAGCGAAAAACCCAGATATGAGCCTCTTGTAACAAGGAAGCCAAGAAAAGGGGAAAAAATATCTACGGGAAGAATCCTCACGCAGATCGAAGAGTCTAAGGACTAGTCATTTCATAATTAGTCAGGATATGTATTTGATAAGAAAGCAACCGGAGTTGAAATGGCAGAGGTAACCTATCGGTCTCCCGGATTTTTTGAGGCTGAGATTGACTTGAGCGCTCCTGCTGAAGGTGTTGTTGGAACACCAGCGGGATTAATTGGAACTTCTCCTATGGGTCCTGCCTTTATACCTACAACTGTAACGTCGCTGAGTGATTTTGTCACCGTGTTCGGTGATGCTGAAATAAATCGCTCACCTGCGTACTATGCAGCCCAGGAGCACTTTAAAAACGGTGAGGCGCTTACATTCATTAGGGTGCTAGGCGCAGGAGGAAATTCTTCAGCAGGCGACTCTCTCAACACACAAACGAAAGGAACTGTCGTAGGATCAGGATTTGTTATTTCTGGATCTGTTGTTGGGCAAGGAGATAATAGGTCCAAAGGGTCTGTTCAGTTTATTGTTGCAAATCACACTCTTGCAACGGGTGACATCGATGCGTCCTATCCAATTTTTACTTTAAACGACTCATACACATCTGCTGGGCAGCAGTCTGCTCTCCTGGTAAGAGGGGTTCTCTTGCTAGCGTCTGGAACCCGTGCGCAGATAATGTCTGACAATCACACATACTCTGTTTCCAACACGCTCGACGATATAGCGACTGCAGGATCGACAGGCGACTTCAAGCTTGTCATCTCTAGCTCTTCTCCTGGATTTGGAACTGCTGATAGGTCAACTGGCATAAGAATCTACACAGCATCCCTCAATCCAGATAGTGATAACTACATTTCAAAGATTCTTAATACATCACCCACACTCTTCCAGAGTCAAGAGCATCTTCTCTACCTTCACTTCCCAGTTGATTCGACAATAGCAAACCTTGCAACTGCTGTAAATTCTGTTGCGCTTGCGAGCGGATCGCAGAGAACCTCAGCGACATCTGGAGAATCAACTGTTGCCTTTGAAACCGCATTTGGGAAATTTAACACAAGATTCCAGTCAGCAAGGACAACATCGTTCATAAGCCAGCCATTCGCAGACAAGGAATACGATCTGTTCCACGTTGAGACGATTAGTGCCGGAAATGATACAAACACGATGTTCAAGATATCAATCTCGAATTTGCGCAAATCAGACGATCCAACGAATCCCTACGGAACATTCACGCTATCAGTCAGAGATTTCTACGATTCTGATTTTAACGTCAAAGTCTACGAGCAGTATCCTCAGTGCACTTTAGATCCGTCAAGTCCAAATTATATTGCAAAACTCATAGGCGACAAGAAGGTCTATTTCAACTTTGATGCTGCAGCAGAGAGCGAGCGTAGATTTGTATCCTCTGGAAAATATCCAAACAGGTCCAGAAGAATTAGAGTAGTAATGAGCTCGCAGGTAGAGTCCAAGAACGTGCCTCCTGGAGCACTGCCATTTGGATTCAGAGGAATACCTCTCCTTAAGACAAATGATAGCCTGACCGATGCAGGATCTGAGCTTGTATCGAGAAGGCTTGCACTTCTTGGCGGACCTAACACGAGTCTTACAGCATCTATTCTGCCACCTGTTCCGATGCGATTTAAGGTCACCACCGGAGAGACGCAAACGAGCCCGAGCTTCTTAGGTCAAGCAGGGTTTACTGAGAATGTAGACGCGAGGCTCTACTGGGGCTACAAGTTTGAGAGGACTGAAAATGACCTGGATCCAAATTCTGGGACATCACGGGACCAGTACATTGAGAACATTGTAAAGTTCGCAGGAATTCAGAAGCTTGATACACTGCTAACAGGATCAGGTGCAGACACATTTGGATCAAACAAGTTTACTCTGGCACGTGTCTCACTATTCAATCAATCAGTCAACGATCTAACTGGCACGCTTAATCAGCACATGATCAACGCATTCTATGGAAGGAACAAAGCTGTAACGCTTCCTAATTACACGTACAAGCTATCTGATGGTTCGACTAGAATAACTCTCGCTACGCTGTGTTCACTTACTTCTTCATACCAGTTTAACAGATTCAGCGATTTCACAAAGTTTACTAACGTCATGTATGGAGGATGGGACGGAACAAACATTCTTGATGCTGATATGTCAGCAATGAATGATCGCGCGTCATCGCAAGAGTCAGGAGGAAAGGCAACAACATCGCTAGACATCGGTCTGAACTTTAGCGCCACTTCGAACGGATTTGGAACCGGCGCAACAAATTCAGTTGTCAACTCTTACAGGGGTGCAATTGGAATAATCACAGATCCGCTTGCATCGCGCGTCAACACCATAACAATCCCGGGCATTAGAGATTCTAGCGTCACAAATTACGCGCTCCTGAAAGCAGAAAATTTCGCACGTGCATTCTATCTCATGGATATTCCAACGTACGATGATACGGGCGAAAGAATATTCACCTCTACGGTTCAGCCCGATGTCGACAAGACAATCCAGAAGTTTGCAGCCAGATCAATAGATAACAGATACGCAGCAACATACTTCCCCGATGTCAATCTTACAGACTCAACCTCTGGAAGGCGTGTCCGAGTGCCCGCATCGGTGGCAGCGCTAAGTGCTATTTCGCAAAATGACAGGCTTGCCTTCCCGTGGTATGCACCTGCAGGATTCAATCGTGCATCCCTTGCGGATGTAACCGGATTGGCAACTCGCCTAACGAGTGCAGACAGGGACAGCCTCTATGATTCTCGTATAAATCCAATCACTTCATTCCCGGGCGCAGGATTTGTAATCTTTGGACAGAAGACGCTACAGATCTCCAGGTCTGCACTTGATCGTGTCAATGTGGTGAGAATGCTCATTGAGCTCGCAAGAAGGGTCACAGCTATTGGATTGCTGTATGTCTTCGAGCAGAACACAGCTTCGACCAGGGCGAGGTTTGTAAGTCAGCTCACACCCGAGTTGACGCTGATTCAGAGCCAAAGCGGAATAGACTCGTTCTCCATAGTCATGGATGACACCAACAACGCACAATCTGATATTGAGCAGAACAAGCTTAATGGTAGAATTTTGATTGTCCCTACGCGAGCTGTTGAATACATTGCAATTGATTTCATCATCACCAATGCTGGCGTAGAGTTCGTCTAAGATAATTAAGGACTAGGAGCAAATAAATGGGAAGCGCCAAAGTAACAATTAACATCATAGATCAGTCGCAGCCGACTGTTGCAGCTGCAACTGGAATTCCTGCAGGAATTGTTGGCACTGCAGAGACTGGTCCCGCATTTGTTCCGGTTACTTTTACAACATATGGGTCTTGGAAGACTCTCTTTGGAGAGAGTGGAGATAGGTTTGGACCGGTTGCAGTGAGCCAGTGGCTTGCCAACGCAAGCCAGGCAACCTACGTCAGGGTTCTCGGAATCGGAGATGGAAAGAAGCGTAGCACATCGACCGGACAGGTTACAAATGCAGGCTTCGTCGTTGGAAGTCAGCAGGTGCAGGAAAGCGGAATCGTCTCATCGAATCTGTATGCAAATTATGGCGGCCCCCTTGGAAGAACCCATTTCCTGGGCGCATTCATGTCAGAATCAGCAGGATCCACAATATTCAGCGAAGCCGGCATCCAAACAACATCTGCATCGCATCCAATAATCAGAGGCATCATCATGACGCCCTCTGGTGTAGCATTGACTCTGTCAGGAAATCACAATCTATCTAACGATCCGACATCAATTTCAACAACTCTAGGCGGTGGCATTACTGGTTCGATGTCGATAACTGGGTCGCTGTTTGTCATGCTCCTCAATGGACATAAGAGCACGACTGATTATCCAAACATAATAACAGCGTCACTTGAGACAGGAGATAATCACATCTCATTGAAGCTCAACAAAGATCCTACATTGATTGAGGAGGCAGGGCACTATCTTTACACATACTATGATGTTCCGACATCTCTAGCCTTCTTTACAGGTACTGGAGTTTTTTCATCACCAACTACACGACAAGATGCCTTCAAGCAGGATGTTGTTTTCCTTACGACCAGCTCCCTGGCTCGAGACACCTCAAACACGACCATACCGAATTTTGAGAACTTCAGAGAAAGATACGCAACACCGCATACTCCTTTCTTAATCTCGCAAAATTTTGGAGGAACAAAGTATCCACTATTCAGAATTTTCTCACTTTCAGACGGAGAGAATGCAAACTCTAAATACAAGATAATAGTTGAGAACATTACTCCTTCGAGAGATCCTGAGTACAACTTTGGAAAATTTGACCTATCAGTCTATGAATACGACACAGCAAAGTTTGTAATTCGCTTTCCCGGGCTATCTCTTGATCCTACGTCAACCTCATACATTGCACGCATGATCGGAGACCAAAATGTGTACTTTGACTTTGACAGGTCAGCAAGCTCACAGAAGATAGCGATTGAAGGAGACTATCCCGTAGTCAACAGCTATATTAGGGTTGAGATGTCAGATGACATCATTCAAGGAAATGTGCCAAGCGATGCGCTTCCATTTGGATATCGAGGATACGGATTCTTAGTCACATCAGGAAGCATTTTGTCAACTGCACCTGGTTCAGGTGACGGTCAGTTCTTCTCTGATAGAGTCAATGATCTAAGACGTGCATTGATTCCACCTGTTCCTATGCGAAAGAACGTCGTAGATGGATCAGTTGCAAGGGCAGGCATCGCCTGGGGAACGCAGCTCACGTTGCAACAGTTGTCTGATTATAACTTCACCGACACCCAGGATGAGTCGATAAAGAGCTTTACAAAGTTCTTTCCATCATTTGCACCATCGGCTGCAAATTTTTACGTTGAGAATAGCGGTTCTGCA